AACAGGCGCTGGAGGCGTTGGAAGGTTTGATAAAACGAACAAGTGGGCAAGCAATTTATTCGTTTATGGAAACTGAACGGCGAATTGCGATTGCCGCGTGTGTTGGTCTACGCCAAGCCATAGAGCAGGCTGAGAAGCAGGAGCCGGTGGCGATCTATCAATACCAATTGGCGAGTGGTTCTTGGATTGACCAAACGAAAAACAGTTACGACTACAACGTGCGCCACGGTCAAGCGACCGTTCGGGTTGTCTACACCACCCCACAACCACAGCAGGCTGAGAAGCAGGAGCCTGTGCCATGGAAAGGATGCGATCTTGATGGAATGGTTGAGGCTTTTGACCGAGTGATTGAAGCACACTTCTTTAGGAAAAATCCGTTTCACAATCCGATTGATGCTGACGCTCAAATGGCTTTGCGTATTCTGCGAGGGTTCATTCCATACATGAAGCAATACACCACCCCACAACCACAGCGTGAATGGGTTGATCTGACCCACAAAGAATTTGCCGAAATCCTGTGCGATGACAGGTGGCAGGGAAGGCCCGAGCTAATGCTTTTGCAAGCGCAGGATCAACTTAGAAAGAAGAACACATGAGTCAAAATACTAGTCAGACTAGTACATCAGAAGTATTAGTGATCTGCCCGAAACATGGGGAGCATGAGTACGCCATCATCGGCAACATTCCTGGCCATGAGGGTGTGTGGTGCCAGTTGTGTTGGCAGGAGAGCATGGGCCCGAGCCTGCCGTACAAGACGCTGGAGATCAAGCCGGAGGATGTGAAAGCCGCCCAGGCGCAGGTGCAGGCCCAGTTCGAGGCCGAGTACAAGAAGATGGAGCAGACGACAGAGCTCCCGGACGTGACCTGGAAGAGGCTGAAGCGCGATGGACAAGAAGAAGGTTGAGCAGTTCGCCGCCCTGTGGGAAAGCGCATACTTTGATGCTGTGCTGTATGGCATGGGAGTGATCGTGATCAAGTCGGACATGACCGTGCAGAGGGTGGAGCCGAAAGAGTACGATGAACTGATCACGTCATTGCTGTGGGCCCTGAATGACGGACTAGCAGAGAAAACATTGCCTAAACAATAAACAAAACGGAGAACGATATGTTGAAGAACCCAATTGAATTTGAATTGAACGAAGACCCTACCGACGAGCGCATCAATGATGACGGCGAATACATTTTCAGTGTTTACACGAGTGACGCCTGCCAGGATGAATTCCAGGCGGCTATTTCGGCGATTGCTGAGATGTGGAAGCACGAGAACCTGGGAGAGATCACGTTCAGGATCAACATCCGCCTGCGTTCTCTTTATGAGACGATTTACGATTACCGGAACACCGGAGGGAAGATCGACGCCGAAGAGAAGCCATTGTTCGACGCCCTGAAAAAGGACTGCCAGTGGATCATCGACCAGATCAACAGCCTGGAAATGTTGCCTGAATAGTAATCACAAGGTTACACTTCAGCCTAATGCGCTGAAAGATCGCGCGACTAAGGACTGAAATATGACCGACATGATGATGTTAGTAAACGCTCACAAGAAGGCTAAAGTAGCCGAGGGTAGCAAAGAGGGGGTGAGCCATGGGTGAAAGACTAGGCGGCAGGGCCAAGGGAACGCCCAACAAGGCGACGGCGGACGCAAGACAGGCCATAGCCCATTTTGTTGATGGAAACGCTCATAGGCTCACTGAGTGGCTCGACCAAGTAGCCGCGGGGGTGAAGGTCACTGAGGTGGACGACGAGGGTAACGCGGTGGAGAAGTACGTGGTGGCCCCGAACCCGGCGAAGGCGTTTGATATGTTCCAGTCGGTGGTGGAGTATCACGTGCCGAAGCTGGCCAGGATGGAAGTGGCAGGGGACCGTGAGAACCCGCTCGAGGTGGACGTGCACGTGAACGTGTTCGGCGAGTTGCTGAAGGCAATCAAGATGGAGCGCCAAGAGAAGGCATACGGGGACAAGTAATGGGGGCTCTTGACCTCTACCTTGAAGATCCATCTCTGCAGGAGAAGTTTTCCCGTCTGCACCCCATTCAGCAGACCATCTTCAATTGGCAACTGACGTGGCAACAGAAGGCCCACAACCATCAGATCGAGCCCCCGGGCAATTGGTGGTCAATCTGGTTGCTCCTGGCTGGTCGAGGAGCCGGGAAGACCAGAGCCGCGGCTGAGACGCTGGCACAGTGGGCCGTAGAGACGCCCAATACCCGCTGGCTGGTGTCCGCCCCTACGTCAGGCGACATCAGGGGAACGTGCTTTGAGGGCGACTCAGGCCTGATAGCCGTCATTCCAGAGAGCTTGATTGCCGATTACAACAAAAGTTTGCATGAGATCAAGCTGATCAACGGCTCGTTCATCAAGGGCATATCTGCGTCGGAGCCGGAGCGTTTCCGGGGCGGTCAGTGGCACGGGGCGTGGCTGGACGAGTTGGCCGCGTGGGACTACCTGCAGGAAGCCTGGGACATGATCATGTTCGCGGTCCGCCTGGGGGCTAGGACGCGGATCATTGCATCGACCACGCCGAAGCCTAAGCCGCTGGTGATGGAGTTGCTGGGCCGCGAGGGTGACGATGTGGTGGTGACGAAGGCCAGCACCTACGTGAACGTGGCCAACCTTGCCCCGTCGTTCCAGAAGCAGATCCTGCAGTACGAGGGCACGAACCTGGGCCGGCAGGAGATCCACGCGGAGATCATCGACCCGGAGGAGGGCGGCATCGTCAAGCGGGACTGGTTCCGCCTGTGGCCTGCGCATAAGCCTTTCCCGCGGTTTGAGTTCATCATCCAGTCGTATGACTGCGCAACGAGCGACAAGACGCACAACGATCCGTCTGGGTGCATTACCCTGGGCGTGTTCAAGCCCCTGGACGGCGGCATGAGCGTGATGGTGCTGGACTGCTGGAATGAGCACCTGCAGTACCCTGACCTGCGGCCCAAGGTCGTGGAGGAGTACGAGAACGTCTACGGTGAAGGGAAGGACCGCAAGCTGGTGGACCTGATCCTAGTGGAGGACAAGAGTGCCGGCATCAGCCTGATCCAGGACTTGCAGAGGGCGCACCTGCCTGTTCATGCGTACAACCCTGGGCGGGCTGACAAGGTCCAGCGGCTGTCCATCGTGGCCAACATCATCAAGGCTGGCCGGCTGTGGGTGCCGGAGAGCTCCAACCGCCGGGGATATGTGCGGGACTGGGCTGAGGGCATGGTGAGCCAGATCTGTTCGTTCCCTGAGGGCACGGTACACGACGAATACGTGGACTGCATCAGCCAGGGCCTGCGGTACTTGAGGGACGGCGGCTGGATCAGCATCGATGGCCCACCGCGGAACGAGATCGAGCAGGAAGACATCACGGATGCAGAGATCTACAACATGCGCACGCGCACGAACCCGTATGCGGCGTAATACTAGTCTGACTAGTAATGGGGGATGAAATGGAGGACTTCATGTATGCAGAAGCAGGGGTACGACGGGTGGTGCAGGTTGACGGGGTCCGAACAACGGTCAGCGAGAACCGATTTGAGATCATTGCCAACTACCGAAGTGAGATCATGGAACAGCAAGCTGTGCAGGCTTTGCGAGAGTGGATCCGGTGGCGCAAAGAGCAGGAAGTGCGACAGCCTGGGGATATGCCAGGGTGATGGTAGGTGCCCTGATTGCCCGAGCGCGGGTGACAGGGGATAATGGGGCAACTGACGAGGATTCCATGGCCATTCCACCGAACATCAAAGCCCGACTCGAACAGCTCAAGATGGAAGCCGCGTTGCGTGCGGAGGCTGACCGCCGGCGTGCACAGGCGCAACAGAACCTTGAGCAAGCGGCGCGGAATCCGATTCCGACGAAGGCCAAGGGCGGGTTCGTGAATGAGGCCCATCGGAACTGGTTCGGTGAAAGCAAGGCGGCGGACCCAAGCGGCAATCCTTTGACGGTCTATCGTGGTGAGCACGGCCCCACTGACAGCGGTGATTTACAGACGGCCATTGGCAACTACACCTTTACGGATGACCCCGCTGTGGCCAGTGCGTATGCCGAAAACCCAAACGACACGCGCATGAAGGCGGAGCAACCACGTGTTGTGCCTGCCCATTTAAGCATCAAGAACCCCATTTTTACCAACCTTGATGATCCGTTCGTTGAGTTCTCAGAGTTGGCTCATAAACTGGGTCGCGGTCAGGCCATCAAGTTCGCGCGCAAGCACGCCAGTAGCATTGAGAACACCAACAACTGGGAAGAGAACTTTGCCGACAAGTTCCGTTCTGTTGAAGAACTCCTGGCCAAGAACCCTGCGGCCATCAATCAGTTGTACATGGACGCATACCCGTTGCTGGATGACCTTACGTTTGTGCAGGCGGCAAAGAAGGCTGGCTTTGATGGGGCCATCCACCGTGGCAATGGTGAATCAATGGACGCCCTTGAGTACCGAGTCTTTGACAAAAAGCAGGTCAAGAGTGCGATTGGTAACCGTGGGACATATGACCCCAACGAGCACGACATCACCAAGGCCAAAGGTGGATCGGTTATCAAGCAACTGGAAGAGCACTTGCGTGATCGTGAGGGCGAGTACGGATTGAAGCGCCTGCAACGCGCCGCTGATGAGATTCCGGGCCTTGGTGATATGTATTCCTATGATGCCTTACGCAGTGCGTTTGGTGGGGACAATGCGCAGGCATTGATGACCATGAGCCCCGAGGACTTTGAGAAGTTTGCTCTGAGACTTGGCAGTGAAGAAGATGAAAGCGCATATGAAGGCGGCATGTCTCGCGCGCAGTACCTTGCTCAACTGGCCAGGATTGCCAGAACCAAGGGGTTCAACGATGTTCCGTTTTTGGAGGTGAACCGGCGCAAGCCCGAGTACTTGCCAAACATTCAGGGCCATGAGGGCCGGCATCGTTCAAGAGCATTGGCATCAATGAAGGTGCCCAAAGCTTTGGTAAGGTTGTTCCCAAATTACGGTATGCGTGAAGGCATGCCACGACGTTACCGTGAAGACTTCATCGAGGCAATGAAGAAAGAGTTGGGTGAACAGCGATTGGTGACGCCTGAGGGCCGGAGCCTGTTGCCGGCTGATCTGACGGCCATGGAGCACCGGAACCTTGAGAACCGTGGTCTATTGCATGCCAACCGCCCCGCCCTGCCTGACATTTATGCCGAAGGCGGTAAGGTCGAGCCAAGCGCAGAATGGAAGCCGCATCCTGAAAACGATCTTTTGCAACCAATTGGTTCATCCAAAATGGTTGGCGAAGAAAAATTATTATCGGATGATGGAACATTCAAACATGGTGTGTCCATGTTCCCGTCGCACAAAAAGTCATACAGATACTTGTACCACGACGAAAATCAGACGCCTGTGGGCTCCATGCAGATCATGACTCAAGGCCCGCGAAGCAAAAAAGCTGTGATTCAAAACTTATATGTCGCAGAGAATAATCGTCGCCAAGGGATTGCCACCAAGTTGTTGCATCGGGCGCGACAAGATTTTGATGTTAAGCACAGCAATGATTTGACCAGTATGGGCAGGTTATTTGCCAAAGCCGTTAAAGCCGAAGGCGGCAGTGTTCAACCCAGCCTGGACGAGATGCGTCTGGCGCTGACCAAGCATGGCACGTACTCACCGCTAGAGAAGGCCATGATTGCGGTGCCCCGCACGAAGGGCATGCCGTCAGAGTTCATGGCGGAGGCCAGCAAACAGCCTGGATACCGTGCCGAAGAGGTGGCGGACCGTCGCATTGCCCTGCCCCAACGGAAGATGACGAAGGCCGAGATGCTGGAGCACTTGCAAAAGCACCCCATGCCGGAGATCCAACAGAAGATTGCTGGTGAGATAGATCAAAACCAGTTAGAACAGCGCGCGTATGAAATCGCATACGATGAAATGCGCGAAATGGCATTGAGGTCAAACCCCAAGGCAATGGAAAACTCATACGACAAGGGGTTGATTCAAAGCTCGGCTTTTGCACAGCTTGAAGAAAATGAAGATGAATATCTTCGCAGGGCCGCTGATGAAATTGGCCAGCCTGAAACATTCCACGAAGAGTACTCACTCCCGGGCGGTAAGAACTACCGGGAAATCATGCTCAAAAAACCCGAGTTCAAAAAAGACAAACAAATCCGTTTGCTTGAATTTGATCTAAACCGTGCGTCGCCTGAACAGCGTGTGGAGATCATGCGCAAGATTACGGCGCTGAGAGATGAGAAAGAACGCCACGGGGAGATTTTCCCGGGCGATCCCATGCACTTTGGCGGTGAGCCCGGGATCTTGGCCCACATGCGCGTGTCAGACCGCACTGGCCCCAATGGCGAGAAGATCCTTCACATTGAAGAGTTGCAGTCGGACTGGCATCAAGAAGGGCGAAATAGTGGGTATAACAAACTGACTCCCAGAGAAAATCAAGAGCTCAAAGCGTTGCTCAAGAAAGAAAATGAAGAGGATGGTCTTCTGCAAGAAGATATGGAGCGGGTTCGTGAACTTGAGGGGCGCGTGGGTAATATTCCCGACGCCCCGTTCAAGAAGTCCTGGCATGAAATGGCGCTGAAGCATGCATTAGGCATGGCCGTGAAGGGTGGATATCACGGTATTGCCATCACCCCTGGCGAAGAGCAGGCAGATCGCTGGAGCTTGTCAAGGCACATTGATTCAATAATGTTGGTGCCAAATCCATATCCAAACAAAGAAACGCACCCGTACTATTTCAAGGCTTTTGATAAAACAGGCAACCGAGTTGCCGATGACGCTGTCAATGAAAAAAAACTGCAAGAGTACATTGGCAAAGAACCGGCAAAACAATTGCTTTCAACCGAACCTAATCCACTTGGCGAAAGAATGATTAGCGGTGCAAACATTGTTACTGGCGGCGAAGGCATGAAGGGTTTCTACGACAAGATCGTGCCGACGTTCCTGAACAAGCTGGGCAAGCCGCATGGTGCTCAAGTAGGAAAGATTCCGCTGGGCGATCTCCCTCCGTTGCCTAAAAACCATGATCCCGAGGACGTGGCGAGCCGCGACAAGATGGCCGCAACGCAACTGCACTATTTCCCGATCACCGATAGCCTGCGTCAGCAGATCCAAAAAGAAGGCCTGCCGCAGTACGAGCGTGGCGGGATAATCCACAAAGCAGAAGGAGGGTCCATGCAACCCACAATAGCCCAGATGAAGATGCAACTCGGCCACTGGAACAACCCCATCGAGGCCCGCAACATTGGCATCAATGAGGCGGTGAACATGGACCCCAAGGTCTACATGCCGCCGAACCCTGGCCAAGGCATGCCCGCCCCTGGTGGTGTGGCCACGCCGTCTGGAATGCCCGTGGGCGGTATCGACGTTAACCAGATGCAACCCGGCAAGCAGTTGATGCCCCAGCCCCAACAGCCCCAGGGAGGCCTCTCACAGCCCCAAGGAGCGCCGCAAGGGGCTCAGGCACCCCAAGGTATGCCCGGGGCCGGTGGACAGCCTCCTATGGGCCCGCAGAGCAACATCCTGCAGATGACGCCGCAGGGCCAGACGTTGTCTGCGCTGGGTGGTGGTCAACAGCAACCCCAAAAGCTGGCTGAAGGCGGCCAGACCAAGATCACCAAGCGGATGCAGACCGTCAAGGGTGCGCAACGCATGGCCTACCCGGGCATCTATGGTCGTCCTGATGAGATCGCCGCACTGGCCGCATCTCGGGTGGCCCCGGAGGATCCTGCGCTGAAGCAGTTGTTCGGCGTGACCCGTGAGGACATGTACAACTTGGCCAAGGGACGCCAGGGCATGGCTCATCTGGGCATGTTGCCGGGTGGATCTGCCAATCCCCGTGGAGCGGCGGCGGCTGAGGGTGTGATGACGCCCCGCAACGAACAGCGCCTGCTGGACGTGATGGGCGAGACCGAAAAGCACAAAGGGCTCGTGCATGGCATGGACCCTTGGTACTACATGGACCCGCTGTTTGAGCGCATGGTGCAGTTGCTCGGCCTGCAAAAGGCGACCGAAGAGTACAAGAAGATGAACGCCCTGATGGGCATGGCATCGTCGGCCAGCGAGGTGAACACGGAGATCCCCCGCGGTTCGTTGGCGTACTGGTTGCAGAAGCAGGGCCGGTTCAATGAATTCCTGGAGCACGGCGGTAAGCGGTCGAAGGAGCGCCCTGCCGACTTTGGTGAGGTGCCCGGTCACCTTGCGCACAAGACGGCTCATGGCATGCCCATGAAGAAGTTCATCGAGCGCGGTGAGGTAGACATGACCAGCCCGAAGGTGCCGATGTACATTGAGGCATCTGGCGTGCCGGCCATCGGGTTCCAGACGCGCACCCCGGTGGGTGATGCACACTGGAGCCGTGCTGTGGGACTAGCAGACACCCGCAACCCGAAATTCGTGAAGGGTGAAGAGGTTGTGCCGGGTGCCAGCGTCACCAATCCTGAGATGGCATCATTGGGCCCGTGGTGGCGCAACAAGATTGCGGCCAAGCTTGGTCTCGAGTCGGTGCCGGCCCAGGCCCGTGCATGGGGTGCGTTCTCGCCCCAGACCGGTGTGACGACGCCCATTGGCGCGCCTAAGCTGGAACTGATCGCCAAGCAGATCATGCAGACCGCCCAGCGCCGTGGTGTAAGCCCACAGACAGCCAGGGATCTGGTGCTGACCGGCAAAGAGCGCATGGGCCTCAAAAAAGGCGGTAAGGTCGATATGGACCAGATGCGCCTAGAATTGACCAAAGGTAAAAAATGATGGAAGAACAAGATCAATTCCCCCTTGAAGAGCAAGACGACGGCTCTGCCGTTGTTGATCTGCCTGAGGAAGAAGACCAGATCCTGCCCGACGGCTCTGCCATCGTGAACGTGGATGCCGGCCCGGAATTCAACCCGGACTTTTACGACAACCTCGCCGATTCAATTGACTCCGGCGTGTTGTCCGGCCTGTCGTTCCGTTATCTTGACTTACTTGAGTCTGACAAAGAAGCCCGTAGCCTGCGCGACAAGCAGTACGAAGAGGGCATCAAGCGCACTGGCATGGGCAATGACGCCCCTGGTGGCGCGACGTTCATGGGTGCCAGCAAGGTGGTGCATCCGGCCATGGCTGAGGGGTGTGTGGACTTTGCCGCCCGTGCCATCAAAGAGTTGTTCCCGCCTGATGGTCCGGTGAAGACGAAGATCATCGGCAAGATGGACGACCTGAAGGCCGACACCGCGGAGCGCAAAAAGGATTTCCTGAACTGGCAGATCACGGAGCAGATCGAAGAGTTCCGCGACGAGCAAGAGCAGATGCTGACCCAGTTGCCGCTGGGTGGATCGCAGTACTTCAAGCTGTGGTTCGACGAGGACAAGAAGCGCCCGGTGGTGGAATTCCTGCCGATTGACCGGGTGATCCTGCCGTTCGCCGCGACCAACTTCTACACGGCCCAACGTGCCGCCGAAGTGCACGAGATCACGTCGTATGAATTTGAGCGCCGTATCCGTAACGGCATGTACCGCGACATCAGCTATGTGAAGGCCAGCCAGACCCTTGACCAGAACAAGGTGGAGAAGGCCAACGACAAGGTTGAGGGCAAGCAGTTCGAAGAGAACAAAGACGGCTTGCGTAAGGTGTATCACATCTACACCTACCTGGAGCTGGACGACGACAAGGAGACGAAGGGCAAGAACGCCCCTTACATCCTGATGATCGACGAGCTGGACAACGAGGTTGTGGGCCTATACCGCAACTGGGAAGAAGGCGACGAGACCATGACCAAGCTGGACTGGGTTGTGGAGTTCAAGTTCATTCCGTGGCGAGGTGCATATGCCATTGGTCTGCCTCACCTCATTGGTGGTCTGTCTGCCGCTCTTACTGGTAGCCTGCGTGCACTGCTTGACTCGGCTCACATAAACAACGCCGC